ATAATGATAAAAATGGGAATAGATACGATGAAAAAATAAAATACCGTTAGGATATAAAAGAATGTTTTCATATATTGAAATCCTTTTTAAAGTGATAAGTTGTGTAGTCTTTCTTGTTCATGACAGCTTGATATATCTTGTCCTCAATACCTCCCTTGCTGAAAATCCAATGAATATTTGCCTCTTTGACCCTATCCTTTGTCTGAATCCTTGCTCTTGCTTGCCAGTAACTTACCGCAGAAAAGTCAATATTTAGGAACACAAGCGCATCAGCAGTTGAGATGTTGACCCCTTCGCGACCACTCTGTATCTGAGAAATGAACACTAAATTGGTTGACTCGTTGAACACAGTTGCCTCTGTTGTCAAGTTTTCTGAGCCAAAAACATACCTTATTGCCATCTCCTCTGCGATGAACTTATAATATATGGCAATCTTTAATCCTGCAAACTTATTCTTGATATATTCAACCTTTGAGTAATCCACCACCTTCGCCATCCTTTCTGGTTCATCAACAATAACAGTCCCGCTATACACTTGATGCAATTTTTGCAACAACTTGACAGCCGTATCACCAAGCACAACCTGCCCTTCTTTGTTTCTAACTATCTTGTCAATTCTAAGCCTATTTGCAAGAGTATAGGTTGACTCAAGCATCTCAACGTGATGGATGTGTTCATTTACGAGTGACTCGAAGCCTGCTTGCTCTTGTGTAAATGTGAGGAACAAATGACCACACCCTTCCATCACAGCTTTCTGGTCAGCCTGGTCATAATTATTAAACGACTGTCCATTTATCTTCATCTTCTTAACAGTCACAAATTGTTGCGCCCATTTGTAGAAGTTGGGATAATGGTCAAATGGCGAGTAACTGCTTACCCAGAACTGATGGTAAAGTTGCGAGAACGACTCAGGGTTAGGTGTACCACTCAAATAAATAATAGGCTTACCAAAGCAAATCCTCTTTAACTCCTTTGCCCTTGCTGATGGGACTGGGTAAGCACTCAAGCTATGCGCCTCATCAATGATAATCAAGTCAAAGGTCTCATGCACATTGCCAAGTTGCTCATAATTTGTCACATAAATCCCCATCTCAATACCACTCCCACTAAATTGGTTGACAATATCACTAATGGCTTTCTTTTTGGTCACAAATAAGACTGACTTAGCACCAAACTTATGAGCAGTTGCCATAGCAGTAAGAGTCTTGCCAGTTCTAACTTGCATCGCGAGGTAAGCAATCTTGTACTTCCTTAGCAGTTCAACCGCCTTATCACTAATCTCAATCTGATAATCCCTTAATTTCAAGGTGCTTTTCATTGTAATATTTTTGTGCGACTGAGAGTTTCCAATCTCCTGTGTGACCATCTTCATCAAGTCCGTAGATGACAGCATCTTGGATTTGTTGCATTTCCATTTTTAAATACTTCGCAAAGTCAATACGAGTGCCATTTTGCACTAAGTCATCCATTAATGCTTTTACTGCTGAGTTCATTTTTCTTCATTTTGAGGTAAGATAATAGACCTAACATAACCAAGCATTCTAAATTGCTCAACTGTTGATTGTAGGTGTTGTACTGCTTCGCCAGAGTAGATCATGGCGTCAATAAGTTCTCCTAAGAGTTTGTGCCTTTCGTTGATGTTGAGGTCACCCCATTTAGGCAATTGCATTTCGGACATAGTGATTGTTTTTTTAAAGTGATAGTATATAAAGATTTGCAGCATCGGCATTTAATCCAACTCGGCGTCATGTTGCGTTTCATCTTCTTCGTAATAGTTGCCATAAGTTTCAAGTTGCCAAAGTTCGTAAGGTGTCATTTGTTATATGTTTCGTTGTAGTATTGTTCTGCTGTCATATCGGTTATCCAAAATTCATCATTATCACCAAATCCCATAAACTGCCTTTTATCGCCAAAAGCATTTTTTATCTGCTCTTTCTCCATTTCTTTTGCTTGTTGAAATAATTCACCTCTTTTTTTATCAAATAAAACAACATGCATATTATTAATACTTGCTTCAACCAATAATTCATGGTAGTTTTTTTCAAACCAATCTACTGCTGTTTGTTGTGCCATAGTTTATTTGTTATAGGTTTCGTTGTAATATTCTTCAAATGATTTCTTGCTATCTAATAACTTGCCATCTGACCACTATTCTGATGTTTTCCATACTTGGTACATCTGCTCTTTCTCCATTACTTTTGCTTCTGCAATGTCATCTTGTGACAAGTATCCTTGCCTGTGGTGATACCTTAATGCTAACCATTCAGCTGGTGTTTGCTTTTGCATAATCATTTAATTGTTATTTCAATTGTCTTTCCTTTAAGAATATCTGTGAGTAGTCCATCAAGTTCCTCTCTTTGGTCAGGGTTAAGAAGTGCCAACTTCTCAGTCAGCGAGTCATACGAAAATGCATCAGATGCAATCTCTTTTCTCATGCCTTCTCTCACCTCATCTCCAAAGTGAGGGTAAGTTACAACATCTCTAAGTATCCAATTTAGCTTTAACGAATAATTGGCAAATATTGTGGCCCCACGAGTGCCTGGTGCTGAGCGAACAAAGTCCTTTGCATACTCATCAGCTAACTTCAAATGATGGATACATGATACAACGCTACTACCCATTGATGTCTTTTTTCATTCGTTCTAAATAAAGGATGGCATCCATTAACTCCTCTTGCAAGTGGTTCATCCAATCAACCACATCAAGATCATTCCTCTCCAAGGTTGACCCATACTTTGTGATGCCTCTTTGCGACCTTTCGTTGAACTTCTGCACTACTTGCTCTACAATTTTATCCTTCATTTTTCTTGTATGTTAGTTGATAAGATGTGCGCTTTGGCTTAATATCTTCGTTAATTGACTTCCAAAGTGATAAGGTAGTCTTAAATACCTCCCAATCCTTCGCGCTTTCCTCAAGCGTTCTGGTGAGCAATTGCCAACCCACTCCTTGTATCGCACCGCCTTTTCCGGCTGTCCTTGTCTTAGCGTTCAACCAAAGTATCGCCACCCCTTCAACCTCGTAGTTGTACTCAAGTAGCAGTTGGTTGTAGGCTGCTAACTGCAACCAATAGGACTCGTGCATATTGTTGGAGGTCTTGATGTCAACCAAGTACTCTTTGCCATTTATCTCAAAAACTCGGTCAACAGTCCCAGCAAACCCAAGGATATCACTTGAGAAGTGCCACTCCATCATTCTCATTTTAGGCTTATGGGTCAATGAAAACTCAATATACCTCTCAAGCATTGCCCACTCCATCATTTTGTACTTAGGCTTACCATATTGGTTGATAAAGGTAACCTCCTCGTGTTGGTCGTACTTCTCAGTCAACTCATGCACAAGCGACCCTCTACGCCCTGCCTCATCACGAATGGTGTCAGCATCTTGACCCACATCCTTGAGCCATTTAAAGAAGGCTGCGTCCTTTGGGTATGCCTCTAAAATTGTGGTGACTGATGGAACGTAGTTGCCACTCTCTGTGGCATAAAACCGATTGTCCACGAACTCAATACGGCCTTTGTTGATGTCAATGTTGAAATTTTGCATATAGTGTTTGTTTAAAAGTGTAAAAATTTGCTTGTCTTTCCAAGCTGTCAGCAACTATTTTTTAAGGAAGTTGACAACCTTCTGTACGTTTATGCAGCACAGAGCATCTTTTGTTTAAAAGGGTACTTCATCATTATCTTCTGCCTTAGCAGGAGTTACCGCACCAAATAATCCTTTTGCATAATTCTCAAGGAACTCCATCCTATCACTATCATCCCAAGTGTCTTTGCCTTTTACCTTGATCTTTACTAGGTCAGGCATACCATTAGGATTCTCACGAGTGAACGCCCACTTGAGACCTTGACCATTTTGATTCAAAAAGCATACACTTTTCTTTTTATCGCCCTCGATGGTCAGCTTGGGGGTAATTGCTACCCTTGATGATAGGTTGACATTTGGCAGAGTCTTGAGGAATGATGCAGAATACCCAGATGAGAAGTTCATCTCAAGCTGATAGTTCACACCATTTGACTCAACTTGCACTACCAAGAACTTGCCGTAATCTGACTCCTTTGTGCCAACTGCTGTGATAGTACCTTCGAGAGAGTCGTAGAACATCTCATATACTTCACGACCTGCCTTGTTGATGCGAGAAACCGCACCTTCTGTCTTTTCTTTGAAACTCCTCACGAGTTTACCATTGCTAATTGATAAAAACACTTTGCTTCCGCCTTGTTGACTGTTAGTTAGTCCCATTTTTGTTTGTTTTATTGTTTAAAAATTCTTGCTTTGTTTGGTAACTCTTTAGAATCTCTGCCATCCTATCGTTGTACACCATTTGGTCAACAGT